CTTCAACGATCATCTTCGCCGCCAACCCTGGAGAAACTTCGGTCAGGGTTCCGGGCTTTCCCCCGTCTGGCGTTTCCAGGCTGACGATAACTGCGAACGCGTCCTCAATTGACTTTTCAATGGCACGAATTTTCTGATAATAGACCTTTAGGTCCATGTTTTTCCTCCTCGATGTCCATCGGGGCGAGTTTGGCCCGCCCCGTGTCTATCGGCCCTAGAACTAGGTGTTAACTTGTACGCCCATGCAGTTGCGGAGGACGCCGCATCCGTAAAGGACGTCCACGGTGAATTGTTGAGCTAACGTGTTCGGCTGGTAGCTCATTACTACCCGCATCCCGAAATTACCCAGTTCGGCATATTCGGCTATCGCTCCCGTGCCGGGCAGTGGTTGGGGCAGACGGCGGATGACGAGGCCGATCGCATCACGCGTGAACGCCAGGTTGTGGGTGGTTACCGGACTGCTGCCCGTTTTCTGAACAAACTGCGAGCGGAACACGAAGAAGTCTTTGAATTTCCCAATCGTGCCTTCCACCAAGGTTTGCAAACCTACGTCCCCAGCCGTCTGGAACTCTTCAAACAACGGGATCTGGCGCCATGCAGAGTAAGCATTTGCGTCGACCACAAAGTACTTCTGTTGACTTTGAGGCACCTTGGCCAAAAACAAAGTAGTTTCCGCCGCGTCGATCGTGGCTTCTGTGATCGCGGTCCCTGCGGTTCCAACAGCCGGATTGGCCGTGAATCCTGCGTAGAGATTCAGCAGGTCCGTCTCGATTCTCTGAGCAATCGCAGCCATCGCAGGTTCCATGTAGATCTTTAACAGGTCTGGAACCGCCAATACTTTGGTCACATCTGGAACCTGGAACGTAGATTCAACGTGGGTGTTGAGCACGATTTGGGCGTTCCCGAGGTTCGGATTTTGCGTCTGTACCGTTCCACCCTCCAGAATGTTGTTCGCCACCATCGTGGGAGGAATCGGGACGTTGACTGTATCGCCGGCCTGTGCCAACACCGGCTCATAGTCGCGATTCACAAGATTTCCCATGACTAGGTTTCCCACCAGCACCGGCAATGCATCCGCCGCTACCAGCTTCACAATCGCGCTTGCGACGTTAGTTGAGGTAATAGCTGCCATTCATTCTCCTTACTTTGCTTGCTTAACCCCGACTGCCTCAAGTCTCCGGCGCTCGCCGTTCCGGCTTGGGAGATCAGGTAGCATACTCGGTATATTTCATCTTTCAGGCGAACTAGGTTGTCCGCTGCGATTTGATACACCTTGCCTTCCGGCTCGGTCCACCCGAAACGGTCTTCGGGGCCAAGCTGGATGTAATACGACTCGCCTACGATCTGATTCCACTCGCGATCCGAGTACACTACGGGCGTTGCGAATAGGCTCATCGTCAGAGCCCAGGAAAGCGCGTTGGATTTGTTGAAGTGTTCGAGCTGCAGCAGAGCTGCTTTATTCATGAGCCAGAGCCCCTCGCTCACTTTTAGCTCGAAGAGTGGGACCCGGCGAATGGGTGCGAGCGCATGTCGTCCTCCATCGATCAACTCAATGGCTCGGCCTTCACCTGTCTTCCTGTAGACCTCGAATGTCTCGCGGTCATAATAGATCCATCGAGTCTCTCTTTCCCAGCGCGCATCAGTCACCTTTGACTGCTGCAAGCACGACGTGCGAATTACAACCCACTCCAGGCTCCCGGTCTCGTCGTAGTTCCAGTTGATGACTTCATCCGGCCAATAGTCCACAAGGTACGCCCGTGACCTTCCCATCGCATCTTCTTCCGCACGATTTAGCGCCGCGCCGTAGATACGTGGAAAATCGAGTGCTATATAACTCGAACCGCAGACCAGGGCTTGCACAAGCCTCTGGCGAAAGAATTCACTAAGGCTCGTACCCTTCAAATCACAGTTTTCCGAGAAGAGATTATAGAAAGCCTTCGCAGTGGCGTCTGCCGTTTCGAACTGCAAAACCGGCTCGCGCCGTAGCAGCGTTGCCGCATACCAGTCGATAATCGAACCTATATAGTCTTCGTAAAAGACACGGCTCAGCCTTTCTGCGTATACTTCGCCCGGCTCCTTGTGCCGCCGCACCAGATACTCGGACGCGCTCTCTCGCAGTCGCTCACCTCTTGCATAGAGGTCTCCGTATTGCTTCCACATCGCCTTTCGCGCGATATATTCGGGGTGTTCCCGATTGATTGTCGGTATGCTCACGCTAATAGCGGATTCCTTTGCTCGCCTATCCTGGGACCCGGCTTGCACTCCTGCCATAGGAGATAGCCGAGTGCGTCTGATAAGTGTGTTCTTAGGCGATCTCGATCTTTATCGATCTCTGCCGTGTCTTCTCGAAAGCACACCTGTTCGAAATCCCGAATCAGTTCCTTGCACTTCGGATGAATCACTGTTCCGACATCTCCCGATGCCGAGCACAGCTTGGAATTGGTCAGGTTGATACGCTCCCGGACGCTCGGATTCGCCCTGGCGATCTTAAAACGGACTTCGAGGTTGCTCTGAGCTGCGAAATATTCTCTTATGACGTCGTAGTCTGAAGATCCCGTAGTCTGGGCCTGATTGCCGGATGCATCGCCACATATGCCGATCCACTTGTTGTGTTTTGCGAACCGTCTCATGAATTCCTCGCACGCCTGCTGGGTCGTCGCATGCCGTAGCACAATCTCGTCGAGTACATGGATCCTTCCGTTGATGACTTGCACAATCAGCGAGCTCATCGGATCCACGTTGAAATCCAGGGTCCAGAACAGCGGCAAGCTTGGCTCTACGTCGATCTCCGCGATATTTCGCTCACGCGTGAAGGATCCGTAGACCAAGGTGCCCCGCATGTTGACGTACTGGCCCAGCACCTCTTGCTTGTAGAAGTTCTCGTCATAGCTATCCTTCAATCGGTCGTAGAAGTCCGGTATCTTGTCTAGTAGAAACCGGTTCTCGGCTGGTGCCGCAAGGACCATACCGAAGTCTTTGGAATTCCCGGGAGCCACAAACTTGCGGTACACCCAGTCATACCCTTTTGGCGTCCAGACGGCGAACCCACACAATCGCTGGGCCTGTGGATCGCGCAGGCGGCCTTCCAACCTTAGCCACGCCGCCTCTTGGGTATAGGTGAGTTCGTCCAGCCCAAACCAGGCTAGATTCGTTCCGCACAGCCGTTCGAACTCATCCACTGGGCGAAACAGAACTCGCGACCCCGTATCCTTCATCAGAAGCGTGTTTTCCGCCTTGTTGTGCTCGAATGGTATTGCGCTCGCATCTAATATTTCAAACAGGGTCGCCTGCGTCGCATCGCGTAACATGGGATACGTCGCGCCCCTAGCAGCCCAAGTCGCCCTTGATTGACATAACTCAATTTGATCGCTTCATGGCACAACGCTTGACTCTTACCACAGCCGATCGGCCCCGAGAATCCCTTGAACCGTGTCCGCAGCTCATGAAATTTCTGTTGTGAGGGAAGTGGTTCATAAGCTATTTCTCGGGTGATGTTACGCTGGGATCGACCCATGTAACTTTGATCTCCTTCGGCCCTTCTTCGAACTCCTTTGTTTCGATTTCTTTTTCCAACTGCAGCAATTTGAGATATTCGGCCAGAGTGGGCTTGAAGCTATTACCCTTCAGTTTCGTCTCAAATTTCTTCACAGCCTTCTCTAGAAGCTCGCCGATCCGAATCCTTTCTTTCATCTCTTGCCAGTGAGTACAGTTCCGGCATGCACGAGTCGCTTCGTCCTGTGTCGCAGGGGTTCCTGTGGCATTTTCTTTCTTGTTAGTTTTGTTTGCCATGAATGACAAGAGAAAGAGCCTCGCGGGGGTCCGGGGGCTCTAACCCTGTTCCCGACTTGAAATTAACACTCCTGCGGCCCGCTAGGAGACGGGTTGTCGGTGTAAATACTTGAAAACAGGAACGCGAAAGTTTTTTAGTGGTTGGTGAATAGAAGCTTGCCACCGCTCTCGGCGACTCTGTGCAGGGCGGACCGGCCTACGATTCCTTCCATATAAGGAATCGCCGGCC